GGCTGGGCGCTCAGGCATCAAGTCGGCAAGCTCCATGCCGACAGCGGCCACCACGTCACCAGTGCCGCAGCCGGCAAAACACTTGATCAGAATCTTCCCGGCATCGTCGCGCACGGCAAGCGACGGGCTACGATCCTCGTGCGCAGGGCAGCACGCCATCCAGCGGCCTTGCCCTGTCTTGCGCACCTTGCGCAGCTTCGAGAGGAGAAACCCAACGTCGCTCATGCGGCCACCATGCACTCATCGTTTTCCGCCACATCCGATGCCAGAGAATCGGCGTCGGCCAAGCGGATCAAGCTATCAACCGCCCAATACACCATCCCGCTGCGCCCCCATTGCGACGACCGATGGTTTTCTCGGAGCCGCAGTTCGTCCAGCGTCTGACAGAACAGGCCGGCAGGGGAAACAGGCGAATCCTTCGCCTGCCCGCCTGTGTGAAGAAACAGCAGCCAGACGGGCCACGGCGACTTGTCTGCTAGCGCGCAGTAATCCATGTAGTGGCGCAGGTCGATTCCAGTTACCCATCGCTGCGTGATTCGATGCCACGAGAATGCGGTCTTGTGCTTGGCCTCGATCCATCGCGCGCACTTGCCCCGCCACGAAAGGAAGTCTGGAGCCACCAGCGCGCAAGACTCCGGGAAGAACACCTGCGGCCCCTTGAACTCGCTGCCGGCCTTTTCGTATGCCGGCAGCACGGCCCAGCCCCTTGAGCGCAGCCACTTGGCGATTGCGCTCTCGGAGGCGCGGCCTATGGACAGTGACTCTTCAAACCGCATAGCGCACCATCACCAAGCCAAACCGAGCAAACTCTTCGGCGAACTGGGGGACGTTCGCGCCGAAGTAGCAAAACGCCTGGCCCTGAGTAGGAGCAGCGCGCTTGCCGTCTGGCGAAAGAAAACCGATCCGCCCACGAGTGAAGCAAACGGCAGCGGCGGAGCCGGCCAACGCGTGAAACCACTGTGTATCCGTGTAGTTGTGGGTTAGCGTGATTGCATCGCGCACGCGCCCGGACTTGAACTCTTCGACCATCTTCTCGGCGAATTGCGCAATCCACGGCTGCGCGTATGGCGGGTTAAGCCACACGCGCCCGTGCCACGAAACCGCGAGGCCGTTTTGCTCTTGAGTCAGGATGCGCGAAGCCTTGACAGTGCGATTCGCTGTCTCGCTAGAAGCCGGGTCTAAGTCGATCCCGCCCATTACCGAGCGGGCGGCCTCAACGTACTCGGCGGGCGTATACCACTCGTTTTCGCCGGTGCCCTGCGCGCGGTGATTGAACACCGCTGATCGCGTCAACGGTTCGCCGGCATCGTTCGCCACGCGCGCCGCCTCGCGGATACCGACTTCTCCGATGTCGGCAAGCTGCCGCATCTCGCTGGCGCGCTGGCGAGGGATGCCGAGTGCGTCCAGGGTTGTCGGGAGGGTGTCCGAAGCGCGGACACCCTCCCGCCGATGCTGATTCACGCCTCCATCCGCCCGCGCCAACTCCCCCCGTTCCTGCGCTGCCTTGAGTTCCGCGCCGATGCGGGCCTCGGCGAGGAGCACTACAGTTTGCGTAGCGTTTTGCGCTTCGATGGCCGCCTTGATCTTGCGGGCGTACTCGCGGAACGCGGCGGCGATGTCGCCGATGCTGCGCACATCTTCAATCGTGCGCGCCTCGCGTAGGTCGACAATCGCGCGGTCGCACAGAGCAACGATCTGTGTATCGCGCTGACATACAGGTGCCGATTCGACGGCTGTAATGAGAGAGTTCACAGCTACACCCCGCAAGCCCGCGCCAGCGCACAGAAATTTTGCTTGCTATTGATTTTCAAGCAAATGACATTTGGCTTGATGCACATGTCTACAATCCGCAAGCCCGCGCCAGCGCTCGGCAAAATTCCTCGTACTCGTACGGAGTGTGAACGGGCTTGATGCGCACGTAAGCGCGCTTGCCTGCCTCATATCCGTTGCTGCCGTTTCCACCGTTTGCGATGATCCATCTTACTTGAGCGTCACCGCTGAACTGGATCGTTTCGGACGTTTTGGCGTTCTGTCGGCGGGTTCCATTCCGGCTGACGCGCGGAGCTTGTCCTCCATCGCGCCGAACGGCTGCCGCCCCTCGTGCATCCCGAGCAACTGCACCGTGATCCCGTCTCGCGTCTCCGCCGGCAGCCAGCGCCACAGCGCGCGCAGGCACGCGGGGCAGTCCGCGCAGAACCTGATCGTTCCTGCTGCCCTGTCTTCGCACGTCGCGCATGTCATCTGCGGTCATGCCCGCCACCCGGCAGCGATCAGGTCGTCGCGCAACGCATCGACAGTGGGAAGGCGCGTGTAGCAGCCTGCGATGCCGTCTGCGATCGGCAGCCGCTCGACCTGCTCCAGCGCCATGCGCGCGGCAGGGTTGCCGTCGTGCAGCACATCGATATTTTTTCGCTTCGTCACCGTAACCAGCACTCGAGTAGCTCCTGATGTCAGGTGCCACGAGATAGCGGATCGCGAGGCAGGAAGCAGATCCACGGGCTTCGTCACCGTAACCAGCACTCGAGTAACTCCTGATGTCAGGTGCCACGAGATAGCGGATCGCGAGGCAGCAAGCAGATCCACGGGCTTCGTCACCGTAACCAGCACTTGAGTAGCTCCTGATGTCAGGTGCCACAAGATAGCGGATCGCGAGGCAGCAAGCAGATCCACGGGCTTAGGCTTCGGCTGACGCGTAGGCATGCGCACCTTGCGCCCGCTGCTGTGCTCGACGGTGCGTGTTGCTTTCATTTGCTGTCCCCCTCCGGCACGTAGCGCACCATGCGAACGCGCTCTGGATCGAATCCATCGTAGATCATGTCGCGCATACGATCGAGCGCGTTCGACTGTTCGTCATAACACGCGAAAAACTCCCAATCTCCCAGCGAGCCTTTGTTTTCTTCTATCACCCACAACTCGCGCTTCGCGCTCATGCCATTACCTCCACATCCACTGGCGACGCCAGCATGTCTGTCCTGCACATCCACAGTTTGCAGTCTGAACACATCTCGCCGCTGTAGTTTTTCGGTAGTCTTCGCATTGCGGATTGCGAAAAAACGTGCGAGAACTTCCCGTCACAGATATGGCATTTCACATACCCAGTGCCGATATCTGCTGGAGTCATGCGTTTTGCTTGCATTTCATTTTCCAAAGTAAAGGTCAAAAAAACCCGCCTTGGAAGGACTCACAAGGCGGGGAAGGAGCAAAAGGTTGCGGGCGCGGGAGTCGAACCCGCACGGGCCGGGCTATGTGGCCGGCTGCGCTCCGCGCGCATGCCCGCGGGGACTGGATTCATGATGCATCCTGACCAGACGGCCAAAGATGCGTGTACACAGCCTGCACGGTGGCTACGCGAGGGTTTCGCGTCTGCCCGTACTTGATCTTGAGCAGGGTCGCAAGCGGAACCCCTGTTTCTCGCGATAGCGCCTCTACCTGCGACTCAGTCACTGACTGCAGGTAGCGGCGAACTGGGCCAAATATGTCCATTCGCGCAGCATAGAGGGATCGAAAAGAAAATGCAACCGTTTTCGGCAGATGCCAAGCGCGCATCGCGCGTTTACGGTAATTCTGCCGAAAACGGTTGACAAAGCTACCGATTGCGGTATTCTCCTTTCTGTGCTCACTACGAGGCACCAACTAAACCAAACAGGAGCAAAAGATGGACTGCAACAGCTACAAAGTGGGCGACGACGGGCACCTGTACAGCACGCGAAACATCGTGCTGTCGGCAATCGCAGTGCTCAACGGAGTTCAGGATAGTCTGGACAATCACGTAGAGGCTGACATTTTTTCGTTTCCGGTGACGCGCGACGACGCGCGCGCGCGACTCGCAAACTCCATCAGCACAGCGATTCACAAGCTTGCGCGCGCCCGTGCGCAGCTTGTTAATCCTGTTGAGGCACTGGCCGTGACACAAGAACGCGCCGTGGTGGACAGTGACCGGATGCCGTAGCCGTCCGGTCGAGCGAGGAGTTAGCCGTGGTGGAAGAAACCACAAAAGCATGCACGCGGTGCGGCGAAGTGAAGCCGCAAAGCGACTACCACAAGCACGCCAAAAAGCGGGATGGTTTGCAGGGCATGTGCAAGACCTGCTTTCGGGCTTACATGAAAAGGTACCGCGAGAACAACAAGGCGGCTATAGCGGCTCAAAAGTCGGCCGCTAGGAAGACCCCAGCGGGTCGGGCCTGGCAGGCGCGATACAGGGCAAGCGAGAAGGCCAAAATCAAGGCGCGAGCAGCAGCAACCGCTCAAACACAGGCCCTTGCAGACAAATACGTGAAGAAGTGCCTGCGTGGGCATAACCTGGAGGTGAGTGCGACAAAACTACCGGCGGAACTTGTGGAGATGAAGCGACTGCAACTTCTAACCCTGCGCCTTGCGCGCGCATTGAAGAAAGCGACACATGAAAGCAGCAAAGACCCTCGTTGATTCCGTGGCGGACATGGAGCAGGTGACCACCCAAGGTGACCTGCGCCGGCTGGTGGCGAACAGCCTGCTGGCGCTGGCACGCAAGGAAATCAGCGCTACTGACGTGGAAGCAATGGCCAAAGGGCTGGACTCGATCAGCAACAGCCTGAACGCCGAAATCAAGGTGGCAAAGACCGCCATCGAACTGCGCGAGAAGGGTGCCCAGCTCGGGCAGGTGGTGCAACTTGGGCAACTGGTGATCGGCAATGCCCCGCAGGGCGGCTAACCAGGTCAGCGATCAGCGTCGACCGTAGACCGTCCGCTTGAAGCGAAAGTTATGCAGCACTGCGCTGCAATGGAGAGAAGATGGAAGCAAAGACCTACACCACGATTGACCGTGCCGCGCTGGGCTGGCCCGCTGGCCCGTGGGACAGCGAGCCCGACAAGCTGCAATGGCCCGACGCGGCCACCGGCCTGCCGTGCTTGGCTGTGCGACACCCGTTCCGCGGGCACTGGTGCGGCTACGTTGGCGTTTCCGATGGGCACCCGTGGTACGGCAAGAAATGGTACGACGTGGACGCGGCAGTGCATGGCGGCCTGACGTTTGCTAGCAGGTGCCAGCCCGGTGAAGACGAGTCGCGCGGCGTGTGCCACATCCCGGAGCCAGGCGAGCCGGATCATGTGTGGTGGTTCGGGTTCGATTGCGCCCATAGCGGCGACCGCAGCCCGCAAGACGAGCACTATGCGCTGACGCGCGGCTACCCGTTCACGGCGCACCACGGCGAGACGTACAAGCCGCTGGCCTACGTGCAGCGCGAGTGCGCAGACCTGGCCGCGCAAGTGGCAGCTGTTGGTGCTGCAGAACTAAACATAGCCGACTCAGCGAAAAAAGCAACTCAGCCAAAAAAACGCAATGGAAAAAACAATCGCCGCGAAAAATTACTATAACGAGCACAACCGATTTGCTGCTCAGTGGCTGCGCAACCTGATAGCGTCTGGCAAAATCGCTCCAGGCGACGTCGACGAAAGAAGCATCACAGAGGTGCAACCCGATGACTTGCGAGGCTACACACAGTGCCATTTCTTCGCCGGCATCGGCGGATGGAGCGCAGCCATGCGTCTTGCAGGATGGCCCGATGACAGACCTGTCTGGACGGGGTCTTGTCCCTGCCAGCCGTTCAGCGTGGCAGGACAGCGGCGCGGCTTTTCCGATCAGCGCCACTTGTGGCCTGAGTTTTTCCGCCTCATCCGCGAGTGTCGCCCTCCAAGCGTCTTTGGCGAACAGGTTGCCGGCGCTGCTGGATACGCATGGTGGGATCATGTGGCGTCTGACCTGGAGAGCGCAGACTACGCCGCTGCGGCGGCAGATTTGCCGGCTGCAAGCATCGGTGGATCGCACGCACGAGCGCGCATCTACTGGGTGGCTGCCGACACCACGGGCAAGCATGGGGGCGCACACGGTGTGCTGGAGACGGGCGGAGAGTGGCGACCACAGATCGCAACTGGAGGACTACCTGGCCTCACTGTATTTGGCGGCTGGTGGGAATCGGATCGTGGGGGCGAACGTAGACCCACTCTTGTGCGCAACCATGATGGGCTATCCGCGATCCTGGCTGGATTCGGCAATGCCATAGTGCCAGAGCTTGCGGCCCGCTTTGTAATGGCTAGTGCAAATTAGAAGGAGCGACACGTGAAAAACCTGAAAAGCCACAACAAGCCAGTAAAACGACAAATTAAAAAAACGACTTTCAGAATACTGACACAAGGCGACGTGCGTATGGTGCACTGCTTAGGCTACATGATGGCCGGAGGGAAAGATGCGGTGTGCTTCTACATCGACTCCTACGACCGCGCGTATATCAGCGGCAGCACGGAAAGTCACAACGGATGCCCGGTGCTGTACGTGTCGCGGGACGACTGCACACAAGACACTAAGATTGAGTTTCCTGAGTTTCCAGGGTGGCGCTTTCACTGCGGCGGCGAGGGCAAAACGATTGCTGTAGCGTTGGTGCGGCGCGCGGCGGCTGACGCCTGACAAGAGGATACAAATGTCAAAGTTATGCAGCACCAACAGCCCCACTCGCCTGCATCCGCGCAAGCGCCAGCAGGCGCTGGTCGGCTCCAGTCAGTCGGGCCAGCAGCATGCGCTTTTCCTCAAGGTACACGGCTGCAAACTTCGGGTCGTGCATCACGATGCTGCTGGTGTTGCTGATGAGGTCTGCGCACTTTATGGTCTGCACCCAGCCTGGCGCGTTGCCCAGGCGGTCGCGGCTCATGGCCTTGCGCTCGGCGCGGTTGCCTTTTTCCAGGTCGCTCAACAGGCGCACGCCATCGGCAACGGCATCGCCAAACGCGGCGCGTAGCGACGTGACGGTCACGCCTTGGTCTTCCACGCAGTCATGCAGCCACGCCACCGAAACCATCATGTCGGCAAAGTCGGGCGGCGCCACGGTTGCCACGATGCCAGCCACTTCGGCCAGGTGGTCGGTGTACGGGTTGTTCGTGTACTTGCGGCGCTGGGCTGCATGTACCTCGCGGGCAAACATCATTGCTTGGTAGGCGGTTCGGTACATCTTCTCGCTCCGGAAACAGTGCTGCATAACATCTCGCTCAAGCTGACCGCGAACGGCAGCTTAGCTCGAACGATTGATCATTTTGCTGTCGAATTAGAAAATCACGGATTACTAAAATGACTGACTCACGCACAGTTTACGTTGGTGGATTTTCCGCAGGGTGCATCGTGTCCGTGATCGTCGCTGCCGTCCTGATTGCTGGCCCCGTGCAGTGGTGGTTCACCGCAGTCGGCGAGCGCGACGCCCGAGCGCTGATCGAAGCCGACCGGCAGGCCGCTATGGCCAAGTGCGGGCGCGGAGAACTGGCCTACACGATCCACACTTATAGCGGGGACGAGCGCGGATGCTTTGGCGGATCGGCGCGGATGGCGAAGACAAAATGATAGACGACACCGGCAGCGCCGACTGGTGGCAGCAGCAGCAACAGATCGAGCAGCAACAATATTTCGAAGAACTGATTTTTCCCGACGACGACGAGGCAACCAATGACTACTTTGCAATTTACCCGCGCACAGCGCAAAAAGTCCCGCCTTCGCTTGGCTTTGACCGGCCCTAGCGGTAGCGGCAAAACCTACAGCTCCTTGCTGATCGCAAAAGGCATCGGCGGTCGCGTGGCGGTGCTCGACACAGAGCGCGGCAGCGCATCGCTGTACGCCGACCAGCTCGACTTCGACACACTAGACCTTGATCCGCCTTACTCGCCCGAACGGTTCACAGAGGCCATCGAAGCAGCGGAGTCAGCCGGCTACGAAACATTGATCCTTGACAGCATCACCCACGAGTGGAGCGGGGTCGGCGGCTGCCTTGAGCTTGTGGACGAGATTGCGCGAGCCAAGTACAAGGGCAACAATTGGAGCGCATGGAACGACATTACGCCGCGCCACCGCGCCTTTCTCGACGCGATCCTGCGCAGCAAGATGCACATCATCGCAACGATGCGAAGCAAAACCGAGACTGCGCAGCAAGAGCAGAACGGGCGCAAAGTAGTCGTGAAGCTCGGAATGAAAGCCGAGCAGCGCGACGGTGCCGAGTACGAATTCACGACCGTACTCGATCTTGTCCACGACGGCCATTTTGCCGTTGCCAGCAAAGACCGCACCGGGCTTTTCGGTGGCGACCCAAAGCCGATTACCGAGCAGACCGGCGCTGACCTGCTGGCGTGGCTTAACACCGGTGCCGACGTGCAAACCGAGCTTCTTGCCAAGCTGCGCGAGGCCGCAATGTCTGGAACCGCCGAACTGCTGCGCGTCCACACAACGCTGAAAGCCGCGCCGCGCTACGCAGATCTTTGGAAGGCGGAAAGCGAATCGTTGAAAGCGACGGCTGCACAGGCCGACCAGAGTGCGGCACAGGCCCAACCTGAACAGGAGGCCGCATGACGCTCCCCGCCCTGTACGTGCTGGCCGACGAATACCGGCAGGTTGCCGAGCAGCTTGCCGATATGTCGCTGCCGGATGAAGTCGTGCGCGACACGCTGGAATGCATGCGTGGCGATCTGGAAGAGAAGGCGACGAATGTCGCTATGTTCGCGCGGAATATCTCGGTTGTCGCAAAGGCTAAGGTTGCCGCAGCAGATGAACTGTACAAACAGGCGGAGGCGCTGGAAAAACGTGAAGAGCGCCTGCGCGACTACCTGCTCGCCAACATGCAGCGCGCTGGCATCGAGAAGATCGAGTCGCCGTACTTCACGCTGGCCGTGCGCAGCAACCCGGCCAAGGTGGACGTGTTCGATGCCAAACAGGTGCCGGCGGAGTACCTGCGCCAGCCAGAGCCGCCGCCGCTTGCGGTCGACAAGAAAGCCGTAGCCGCTGCGCTCAAAGCAGGAGCAGATGTGCCCGGATGCAGACTCACGCAAAACCAACGACTGGAGATTAAATAATGATCCTCACCGGACTGTTCCGCCTGGGCCGCGATGCCGAACTGCGCTACACCGCGAACAACACGCCGGTTTGCAACCTCTCGCTCGCCTTCGCCTACGGACTCAAAGGCAACGACGGCAAGCGCCCGACGCAATGGGTAGAGGCCACGCTTTGGGGCAAACTTGCGGAGGCGCTGGCGCAGTATTTGACGGCAGGGACGCAGGTGTGCGTTACGTGCACAGACCCGCACATCGAGGAGTACGTCAAGCGCGACGGCAACACTGGCTACAAGCTCGCTGCGCGGGTGAGCGAGATTGAGCTTGCTGGGTCGCGTGCGGAGCGCGGAAATTCTGCTGCCGCCGCACCTGCACAGGTTCAGAAGCCGCAGCAAAAGCCAGACGCGCTGCCAATGCCGGAGCTCGCGTCGATAGATGACGACGTACCGTTTTAACGACAGAGAAAGAGCGACAGCCATGAAAACCAACATGAAGTACCAGCCGATCAGCCTCTCGCCCAATGATGCGCAGCTTCTCGAAACGCGCCGTTTCAGTGTCGAGGAAATCTGCCGTTGGTTTGGCGTTCCGCCTGTACTGGTCGGCCACAGCAATGTCACGACCTGGGGCAGTGGCATCGAGCAGATTCTCGACGGCTTCTATAAACTGACGGTTCGGCCCATGCTCACCGTGACCACCCAGACAGCGGAGGGGCAAATGATTACCGCCAGGCTGATGTGCCGAACCGCGTCATCCTGCCGCGCCACCACCGGCGCAGCATGGAACGCAGCATGGGACGCCACACGGAAGAGTCAGGCGGACAAGCTTAGGGACATTTGTTTGTATGTGGAAGTTCGATTAACCAGAAACGGCGCAATGGTTAGAGCAAAGCCGCTACGAGCGGCCAAAGGGTGATTTTGATATGAGCAAGTTTAGCGTTGAACAACTGGTGCAATCCCAGCTTGCACGCGCGGTGGCGAAGTTCCCGACGTGGCCGACTGACCCGCTGCACGCGCTCGCGGTGCTGGGCGAAGAGTTCGGCGAACTGACGAAAGCCATGCTGCAACACACATACGAGCCGCACAAGGGAGTGACGGAAGAAGACATCCGCGACGAGGCCATTCAAACGGCTGCAATGGCGCTGCGGCTAGCGATGAGCCTGCCCTGCTACCAGTACCGCAAAGCGCCACAGCACAGCCAAGGCAGCAACAACCTTCCGGACAATTACGAGGCTTGAAGCCAAACGTTCGAGCTAAGCCGCCCAGACCGATGACCACTGACGCTACCGAGAACCACGACGCCACCCGTTGCGATGGGTCGCGCTTGCGAGATGGGTTAGGCGTGCGCGAGCTACCGCCTCAGATGCCGCGTGTTGAGACTGGCCCGACGCGATTCGGGGGCGACTGGTGCGGAGTGTTCATCCGTGGCGACAGCGCGGCCTACTACGCAATGCTTCTGCGCCAAGTGCTGCATCCGACCGGAGAAGACGTGGACGCCATGACCAGCGCATTGGCGCGCATAAACTTGCGCGGCCTGATGAGCATTCTGGAGGCCAGCGACGAACGATCACCGCAGAAGCCCGGACGCCGAACGCCAGTTTGAGCTGCCGCCGCTAGGCGGTCGGCTCGAAGCGCGAGTTAGGCATCAACTTGGAGAAGCAATGAAGATTTGGAACAGCAAATACGCCCTTACAGAGGGATTGATCGAGCAAGAGGGCGAGGAATATGGGGAAGTTGGCAGCTCAATTGTCAGGGTCGGATCGCTGCCCCGGCAAGAATACCTGCACGGCGAGGGTAAACAGTGGCACCGCACGCGCGAAAGTGCTTTGGCTCGCGCCGAGGTGATGCGCAAGGTAAAGATTGCCAGCGTGCGCAGGCAACTTGCGCGACTGGAGGCGCTGCGCTTTGATGCCTAACGATTGAGCTAACCGATTAAAGGGGCAGCAGATGAAGCATAAACACGAGACGGCGCAGCCTGCCCATTTGGGTCAGGTTGAGCGAGGGGTTAGGCCGCTCTCTGACCGGCTGGAAGACCACGGATTGCAGTACGGGGAGCGGCTGTACTACGAAGCCGCCAAAGAGTTGCGCCGGCTGCATGCAGCGCTGGAGAAGTACGAGGCCGACGACGTGCGATACCTGGCCGAGACGCAGCGCTTGCGTGACGCGCTGGCAACCGAGAGCAGCCGGAAGTGCGCCACCGAGCACGACTGCGTATGGCAACCGCACTGCGCGCACAACGGCAAGTGCATGCGCCCCGAGCGGCCCCAAACGGCCTAACGTTCGAGCTAACCCCGACGAGAGGAATTAAGTGGAAAAGAGGAAATACACCGCAGAAATGCAAAGGAACTGGGGTAAAGAGATTGCGAAGGCGGAACGACTGGTAGCTGATGTGAAGTCAAACCCACTGTCCCACGGCGACGGCGACTACGTTGTTGAGCTTGACCCCGAGGACTTTCTCGATCTGTGTGCAGGGAAATGGAATGCGGGCTAACTGCGACGTGATCTAACGCGCGCACCAGTCCAGCAGCGGCGCAGCGCGCTCCACATATGCCGCCAGCGCTGCGCGCTCGCTTGCGATCGTCAGCACCAGCCGACCATCGGGCAGGTCACGCAACACTGCCGCGTCCGTAATCGTCGGGCGCTGCGGCACGTCGTCGGCGGCCACGCACGGCACAGGCACTGGTACGCGTACTTCTACCAGCGGAGTGGACGAGCAGCCGCAAGTTGCAATTGTTGCAATTTTTGCAATCAAATAACGCGAATCAATCATCGCAGACTATCCCGCACGATCTTCACCGCAGCCTCGCAAGATTCTGCTTGAGCGTTACGCATTGCGGCTGCCTGTGCATCCATGGCCTGCGCTCGCAGTTTGCCCGCCTGCGTTATTCTGCGCGCGTCTGCAAGCCTGGCTTGCGCAGTACGCTCTAGTTCCTCTACCGCTGCCGACTGCCGATTTGCCGCCGCAACTAGCGCGGCATGCTCCGCCGATAGATCGCGAGCCGCCGACTGGCAGCGGTCAAGCCGCCACGACTGCACTCCGCCGACGGCCAGCGCAGCGCATACCGCGCCAACGGCGATCCACCAGGACAGCGGCAGGCTGATCATCTCGCCGACTTGCTGGCTGCCATGTTATACGCTCACGACACTATGTCGTCCAGCACGTTCCCAGTGCGCAGCGGAGAACAGCGCTCCCATGAAGCGGTGAATTGCTTGGCGTAGATCCTGCGGCTTACAGCCGATCCGCAACTCGTCATCGAGTGCTACGCCCCACTTTGCAAGCGCGTTAGTCAGACTCTTCTTCCGGCGCACGTCGGCGCTCACCGCGAAGCCCGATGCGTCCAAGTGCTGGAGGAGTGAGCCATCGTCTGTTATCTCGATGCTCTCGCCGCGGTCGATTACATACATCGGCACCAACGATCCATCCCAGAACTCGACCGGAGGAGCCACCACAAACGCGCTTTCCCCGTTAGTCCCCGTTACCGTTCGGCAAGGCCACGCGGTGATCTCTTGCAGTAATTGGCAGTTCATGCTTGCTCCAATCTGATTCTCGCGAGCGCGTAGAAGGCCGGGTGCATCCGCCGCTCGCCACGCTCCCACTGTTGCCAGGCGCGCAGGCTGGTGTGCAGTTGCTCGGCACAGTATCGCTGAGCGTCCGTGATGCCCGCGCCGCGCGTGCGCTCGGCGAGTGAGCGGAGCAGCACCACATCGGTCGGCGTCGGCGTCCGGCCGGGGCCGGACGCGCGCTTGCTGCGATTGGGGTGGTTAGGCATTCCGCGCGACAGAGAGAGCTGCCCGACTCGCATCCCAGTCGTAAATACCACCGATGCCGTCACAGCGCATGACGCAATCGAACTCTGTGATCGCAGCGCTGGCGTCGTCTCCCGGCGACAGCAGGCGGACGGTGGCGACAAACTCGTCTTTGTACTCGGCGTCGCCTGCGTCATATCCAGCGGCAAACCGTCGCTCGACATGCTCCCATGCGGCCCTCGCGTCGCCCTCTGACGCGAACGACTCATAGTAGCCGGCGTCACCGTCAGATGCGTAGATCGACCACTTGTTTTCGTCCCGGCTGCTGCCCCAATTGCCGGCGTCGTCGTCTCCGTATTGGAGCCATGCGCAGACCTCGCCGCCGAGGCAATGCTCGCCCGGAGTCTCGCAGTCGCTCTCTTCGAGATCGTCGGCGATACCGTACACGTAATGGACGACAGACCCATCAGACCGGTCGTGCACGCGCTGGATGACGATCCCCTCGTTGAGATCGTCAAAAGAATACGAAACCTCGACGATCTGCCCTTGGTCTTGCGGCTCGACGATGAATCCTGTCGGGCGGAATTTCATGCGCGTCATTTTTGCTCCTGCCCCTGCATCCCCGAGGCGCGGTGTGTCGCTATCGACAACCTGAATAATACGCGCATTGCGCATATTGTCAAGCTCCCCGCGCAACTATTTTTGCGTCTGCGCAACGGCGATGTGACTCTTATCGCGATGACTCATGTTTTCCACGACTCATCGATATCGATCCAAACCTCTTCCCCGGATTCCAGGGCAGCACGAATGCGGGAAAACAACGCAGCAAATGCGGCGCGAGACTTGCGCACCCCGCCTTCCCACATCTCCAGACCTGGCAGTATACAGCCCTCAGTATCCGCCGCCGTGTTTCCGGGATGAATGCGCACTCCAGAATACCCAGGCACGTCGAGCAGCAGCGGCAGGGGCACGCCAAAGCGCGGAGAGTGCGTAACGATCACCCGGTATCGGCCCGCAGGGATGGCCGTCGCGCCAGGCACCTTGACATTATTTGGCCTGACAACATCCTCCACAGTGTAGCAAACAAATTGCTTATCTACTGATAGTTCTCCGATAGTCGATCCCGGCCAGCGCTCCACGCGTCGCAATAACAGATTCATTTTGTTGCCTTCTCAGGTTTTTCCCCCCGCGCCAGATATTTAAACGTCATGTAGATGGCAATGCCAGACAGCAGCATCAAGTCAGCAGGCACTGTTGTCAGTTGAGACGACAACAACCCAACGAGATTCATCAGCGCGCCACCACCTACAATAGACACAGCAATTTTTTCTGCCAGCGCACTGGTGTCGTTAAATTTATTGACCGCAATTATCGAGGCGATAGCGACGAAACTAGAAATGCCGGCAAAAAGAATGTCGATCATGGTTTATCACCCGTGTGTGAGCCGCTCAGGAATCTGTTGCGCATCTTGCGGATTATCAGCGCTGGGCCGCAAGCGATCAGAAACCCGATGCCGCTATGCGTCGTTGCGCCAATTGAAAAGTGCGCCGCGAAAAGGGCAGACAAAAACACGCCGGCAAGAGTATTTGTCGTTACTGCTAAAGGTTTGCCGACTCGCGAATCCCAGTGGAACCATGTTGCGCCAAACAAAGCACCGGAAAACGATCCGGCCCACACCGACGGAGACACTCCGAACAGCAGCCAGGAGACGCTATCGATGCTGATAGCCGCGGCACCAACGATTGCAGATTTTGCTGCCATTGGCTCATTAGCGATCATTACGCGCGCTCCACAACAGCACCAACAAAACAACGATGGAGAGCACAAGCCATCCCTCCAAGCCGTGCGCCGCGTTGCACATGCCCGCGCTTTTGTCGATATCAGACGGGCCGGGGCCGTTCAGAAAAAGGTAAGCAGCGCCGCATAACGCGACCAGCGTTTCCTGAAAAACTCCGTAGACCATCAGCGCATAAATTGACGCCAACCACCAGCCCTGCAGCCAGCGCGCAGCGAAAGCCGCAAAGGCGACCAGCAACACCGCGCCTTGCAATCCGCCGAAAATGTAGTAAAGCTCGCGCTCGGCATCCGGCACAGCCAACGGGTTTGCCGGGTCAGCCCACAGGTACGCAAACCATTCGCTGCCGATGTGCCGCAAGAAAACCGCGGCGAGTACGGCAACGATTAGCGCATGCATTACCGCCGTCTCGGCGTGCCTGGGCCGCCTGGCTTGGCAGACACAACGGGTGCCGATCTGCTGCGAGCGTCAGCCGCAAGTTGACGGCTGATTTGCCGGCTGATGCGAGTCCAGTGCGCGATGGTGCGCACGGGAAGCGTAGGCAACTTAGTGGTGCCGATGTCTTCGTCGTCCCAGTATTTTGAGTCCGCCCGCGCCCTTGCGAGCGCAACGATAAGAGCAACCAGCGCGATACCCAACATGAATTCCAGCATTTATTTTTCCTTTCTCACTCAATCTCGACGTACAACCGCCAATCAACGGCCATCCCTGCACGCACAATAGCACCGCCTACGTCGTGGGCGGCCACGTGTTCCGTCGCAAATCGCTGACGCTGCAAACGATAGCATAGACCAGGTTCTGCGATGTAAAAAAAAATGATGTCGTTGCGGTTTGCCAAACTCGCCTCTCGGCGCTTGTCGTCCATCGTCAAAATCGGCGTCGCCAAGTCCGGCAGTACCAGCGTCTCGTATTGCTGCGCAAGTGTGTCGTACCACCATAACCATGCTCCGCCGTCTCCGCCGACGACCACGTGCGGCCAGCCGGTTTGCGAGAACGCGAGCGACACTGTTTTAGCCCCTGCCGGTGCCGCAAACAGCGTTTCCGAAGACAGTGGATTGCTCTCAGAATAAAGGATCACATTCGGGGCCGCAAGCTCGCACACCCACATCCGGGCCAACAAATCGACGACATCGGGTGCGCGCAAGATTGTTGGCCCAAGTTCGCGCGACACTGCGCTGAGCTTTGGCGAGTCGTCGCCTGGCAAAAATTCTGCGACGCCGTCCGACTCACGCAGTACGCCGTCAGGCAGCACGGCCCCAACTCCAGCCGAGCGTGATTGCAAGTTGCAGCGTGTCTGGCTTGGGGATGGCATTCGCAAACTGGATCCCCATTGCGTGCATGTAAGGCGAACTCGAAAGTTGCCCGCGAAACATTACCAGCGATTTGATGTTTCCTACAGCCTGCGTTCGGCTGAATGTATAGGTTGCCTGACGCTGGTAATCGTTGGCGTAAGCTGCCAGCACGCCGGAGACGCTCCCGAGCGAGCCTCCTGGCGATTGGCTGGTTGGCAGCGCGCCCAGCGGCTCCGAGTAGGCCGCCAGTCTCGTTTCCTGCATGGCAGCTGCAACCGGCATTGCCGTCGGGCCGTTCAGCGCGGTTACGGGGCGGATGATGCCGCTGTACGAGATGCCATCGACAACAAAGTTAGCGAACGTCGCGTCCGTAGTGGCGATGTACTCCCGTTGCGTGTAGGTTGCCTCGATGAAATCCGTCGGCGTCACGCTAATGGTCGTCGGCTGGCCCAGTGCGTCGAGGATCCGCGCCTTTGAAAACAGCGTACCGTTGCTGACGTAGACGCCGATGCTGGAGAAGTTCCCGCCGCTGATCGACCCAACCTCCCACAGGTAGGTCACGTTGCATTCGCGGTACAACGGCGACTGGCTGGTGGACGTAGTCGTGTCGATAATCAACGTGGCGTACACCGCGCCGGCCATCGAGGTATCTGTGTTCGACGGCGCAGCCGTGTCCGTCCCGAGCGCAGCCGTTTGGCCGACGCGCAGCCCTTGCAAACCGTGCAGTCCAACGTCGGTTATAAGGTTTGCAAACTCGGCGACCAGATGCCCGCTCACGCGGATAGACCAGCGCCCATCTATGGCGGAATGAATCCTCACGGCATCGGCTCCAGGGTTACGGGATCGACGATCTCTGATCTGTAGGTGCCCTCGTGATCGAACGCGACGGCAAAGTACGGACGGTTAGCGATGCGGGGGAAGCTGTAGCTGCCGTCTGCGGCGCTCCACGTCGCGCGGAGCGGTTGCAGCGGGCGCGGGCCGGTCGCGGAATCAAAGAGCACCACGCGTCGCTGCGCTGGCGCTCCGGACACCGTGACGGTGCCGCTCACGCGGAAGACGCCGCCAGATACTAGATCGGCACGGATGGTATTCAGCGTCGCGGCGGCAAACGACGGTGGCGACGCGTCGCGGCCAATCGCGCGCAGCACGGTCAGTGTGATCGAGGCACCGTTCATCGGTCGATCACCACGGCCCAATGAGGTCTATCGCGCCGCGGCTCGGGCCGCCGGCGCGCGGGTCTGCGCCGCCGCTGGCGACGATCAGCGCCAGTCCTGGGTATCCGGCAAAGCTGGTGTCGAGGATTGTGCCGATAGCTGGCCCGCGGAACGGTATGCAGTCGAGCAAACCGCGTAGCCTCCCGCGGGCGTTGTTGCCTTCTTCGATCATCACGGGGCCGACGGTCTGTATGCCATTGTCCGCCGGGTTGGGGTATGAGCCGTTTTGCCCTGCAGGGCTTGCTCTTAATATCGCCACAGCATTAGGCACCAGCGTGTGGCTACGCGCGGCCACGCTGTTCGACGTGCCGCCCGTCGAAATCAAACTTGTGGTGGCCGTCGTTCCGCCGCAGGCGAGGAAAAAACCATGCTGCGACGCTGGAGCCAAATCCTCAAAATCGCCAAACCCGTGCCCGGAAGCGCCAGTGGTAGAGCTGACGCCGTTGGTGGCGGAGCAAAAATAGACCGTCCGCGCATCGCCGGCTACCCACCAAGGGGCCGGCGTTGAAGACGATGATTTTTGCCAGTCCGCGTTACCCGGAGCGAACGAGTGTCCCCCGGTGTCAACGTCGGACATGGTTTCGTAGCCGGTTAGCGTTGCCGACGTCGTTCCGGCGTCCGCCACTCTGACGTAGAGCCTTGTGCCGGTCACGTCCTGCGACCGATACGCCGCCTTGTTCGTAGCGGAAAACGCCTTCTGCCACCCAGCCGCCGGCGTTTTGCACGTAATCGTCCCCGCCGCTGTGCCGTTGGCGATGCCGGTCGCAGCAAAGGTCAGCGCCAGCGAGGTCACGCCGGTTGCGCGCCACTGACTATTGAGCGCCGACAGCGTGCCGGTCACGCCATTGATCTCGATGATCTGGTGCGTCTGGAACGTGTGCGCGCTGGCAAAGGTCACGGTGGCCACGTTGCCCGCGACCACAAGCGACTGCACTGCCGTGGTCGCGCTGCCGTTGACGATGCACCAGTCGAGCACGGCGATAAGATCGCTGGCCACGTTGCGCAGCGCTGGCGCGCCAGGCATGGCGCTGGAGTACCACTTGACGGGATGTGACGGCATCTCTATCGAAGCTCCGCAAGGTTGAAGTTGTTGTCCGTTGACCGCGCGCGGCGCAAGTCGAAGTCGTTCGGGCCGAGATCAACGTCGGGCGGCTCGCCAAACGCGCCAGAGATCAGATGCAGCACGCCCGTGGCGAAGCCCTCAGCCTCCTGCGTCCGCAGCCGATATCCGTTCGATACCGATTCGGATTCTGCCAGAAGAAGCGTCGAGGAAAATCCCTCTGCCGTCTGGTCGTCCAGCAAAACGCGCGTGTAATGCGTCGCCGCAGCCGACAACGGCTGCATGGCTGACGCAAAGCCCTCAGCAGGCCGCGGCGCGAGCGTGATGCGGGTGTACTGCACAACCACCGCCGACAACGGCTGCACTGTGGACGCGAATCCCTCTGGCGGCTGGTAGGGCAGCGGCAGTCGCGGCGACGCAGACAGGCGCGCGGCAATCGGCGCGACCGAAGACAAAAAGCCCTCTGGCGGCGGGTCGCGGTAGGACAGCACGCGCGAGCCGAGCAGCGATACCGCCGCCGTCTGGAATCCATCGAGGCCAGCCGGCAGTGGGTAGCGCTGCGACGCATACGCGCCACCCGCGCGGATGTGCCAGTACTGCTGTACGGCGGTCATGGCGCAGCCGCCAGCACGCGGCCAGAGATCAGCCACACATTTTGCCGAAGCTTGGTCAAACTCAGCATCTGCATCGGTGCCAGATACCAGGTGTCCAGACCATCGGTATCGGATCGACCCTGCACTACCGCCACAGACGACTCAAATGCAATCTGCATCCACGCGCCGCTGTCGTTGTCGTTGATGATGGTGCTCAGCATGCCGACCGGAAGGTTTGCCGGCACGTCTACGCGCGTCGCATCGGGCTTGACGTGCGCTTTGCCGTTGTCCACCAGCGCGAGGGCGGATGCGCCCGTGTAGGCGTTCTGAAACAGGCTTTTGAACCCGTAGATGCTAGTGTCATCCAGCAGCGCGCCGTAGGCGATTGTCAGCTCGGTGTAAAGCACCGTTGCCGACAGGTTGCCGTCCGTATCCTCAGCCCGCAAGGCAAATGTGTAGTGCCCAGACGGGCCAGGGAAGAGGCTGTGCACCGGACTGACCCGGTACGCGCCACCGTCAGTGTCGAGCGGCTGCATGGCGTCCCACAGCAGGCCTGTACCCAAGCCATAGCGGATGCGCACTCCGCGCAGCGTGCGCGGCCAGGTGTCGCCAAGCAGCGTCCACGAATAGATGCGCGTGCCATTGGCGGCCACCGCAACGGCAAAGGTACCAGGGCTTGGCGTAACCAGCCCGCCCACCGTGTACTGCACAGACTGCACTGTGCCAGGCTGACCCAATGCGTTGAACGGCTGCACGTAAATTGTCCACACTTCGCCGTGGCGAGCCGTCCAACTGATTCTGCGGCGACCGCCATCGACGGATCCGATCTGCACTGTCTCGCCGCCCACCACGCCCCACACCTTGGCGGTCGCGTACTGCGTGTTTGCCGACCACGTGGCCGTAAGCTCTATCGTCTCGATGCCCTGCGAGGGGATAACCTGCTCCGTCACCGTGAGGTTGCTGATCGACGCCGTGGTGTCGAGCAGCGTGTCGGGTGCCACTACGTCATACGTGCCCCCCTCTGCGGCGTAGTACTGCGCAGGGTCGGGCACCGCCTGAAACTCGACCTGCACGCCGCCGTCGGACGTGACGCGCGGCACGCGCGAGAGCACCTTGTAGCGCGCCCCAGGCGTTGGGTCGAAGTCGTAGATGTAGAGATAATCGACGGCTGGATGAGTCGTTCCAGGAAGCGGCACCGATGGCGGCCAGTCTTGCACAAGCGTCACCACGTTGTTGTCGACGTCTGCGCCAACGCCAACGACGGACACGCGCATGACGCGGTAACTCGACTCGCCAGGGGCGCGCACGCCAATCCAGGTATCCCCCGGCACGATGGAGTTGAACGGCACGCGCCGGTCAAGCGTCAGCGTGGTCGTGTTGGCCAAGCCGTCGCCAGTCAGCGCCACCAGACGCCCGGCGTATCCCCATTGCGTCATGTCGTGCGAAATAGCGACGACATCGCCACGACGCAGCAGTGTCCCCTCAATGTCCATCGTCCACGAGACGATTTTCTTTCTGTAAACCAGCGCTGCCACCGCGAGGTTTGCGGCCCGGCCCGCCTGGTCGCGACTGGTAACGCCAAGTAGCTCGACACGCTGCGTCTTGCGCGGCGCAGTCACGCCCGGCACTGTGACGCGCACTTCTTCTTGCGCGTATCCATTGGCGGCGTTCAGAAAGGCGACAACCACTTCGTCGTAGGGTCGCTCGGTCACATATTGCACGGAGAAGCTGCCGGCAACGATGTTGCCCATGCCGACGACTCCAGAGATGGGCAGATTGGGCGCGTCCCAAACGACGCCCAGTCGACCACCTGTAAAGGTGTAACTGCCGCGACCTGCCGAGCAGATCGCTGTCAGCATCTCGCCCACTGTGGCACTGGTATCGATCACCCCGCTGAAGGTCAGGTTGGCTGAGGCGCAAAACTGCGCCCAAGCGTACAGCGATTCAAAGTCGATCTGCGCGTCGCTCAACCCCGCGCCCCACACCAAGCGCCCACCTTGACGCCAGCCGCGGGCGACAAACGCAAAAAGCCATGCCGGGTTGCTGCCTCCGCTCTCTAGCAGCGACCAATTGCCCACTGCATCGCGCACCGGGATCACTCGGCGCGCCGTGGCGCTCAGATTGTCGAGCGTGCCTTGCAACTGACCGCTTGCCTTGATCTTGACGGCGAGCCTGCGCTGGCCCGAATAGCTAGCGGTGTCGGCCTGATAGCTTCGGAGCACGCTCCATGCGATCTGCGACGTGACGCGGCTGTCCGTCTCATCTGCGGACGAGCGGAACAACCGCACTTGGTATTGCCCCTGCGCCACGCTGCGGCGGTAGGTCAGCCGTAGCGGTTTGGTGCTTCCGTGCTCGATCACTTGCGCGGAAGCATTGCCGCTGGGGTAGTACGACGACGGCGTTTGATATTGCGACGCTGCCGCCTCGCTGTAGGTCACGCGTCGCCAATACAGATCAGTGCTGATGACGTACCCACCAGAGTCGCCGCCGACGTAAGTGGTCAGCGTGCGCGAAAACGCCCCATCGACGTGCTGTGCGGAGGTAGATGGGTCAAAGCTGTACTGCACCCAGTTTGGGCCGTCGTAGTACCCTTCCGACCAGTACTCCGTAGCAGTCGCAAAGCCTGAGGTGAAGAACGGTAGCCAGGTTCCGCTGCCAACGGGGCGGTATTCGCCGATCAGCGTCACGCTGCGCGGCTCGATGCCGTTGTCGCCTTGGCGGAACAGATACCCCTCGATGTCGACCGCAAGTTCGACGGTGTCTTCGGACGACGTGCGCGTTACGGGGCCGCCGGCATTGGTCAGAGAGCCGCCCGCAATCGTGTCAACGTTGGAGCGCGCAAGCGTCAGCGCGCCGTCGTCTCCCGACCATTGCAGCGTGACGCCCTGATACTCGTTGATGGACGTGTCGCCGATCTTCAGGTCGTATACCTGCAAGCCGTGGCAGATCAAACCGAAATGGAATGTGCAGTACAGGTATTGATCGTCGCCCTCGAACTCCGTGTACGGCGCAGCGCCGTAGTCTGGCACGATGCGGTGCGTGCCGAGCACCATCGGCAGCGGCTCGTAGGCGCGGGCGCTATTGCTGGCACCAGTCAGGCTGTAAGTCGGCGACGTTTGCTCGCTGCGAAACTGTCTCAGTTGGGGCGTCTTGGTCAGCAGCGACGACACCCCGGCCAGCGCAATGCCGACGCCAAAGTTCAACAAAAACGCCTGTCCGCTTACCGCGCCAATTGCAGCCAGGATCACCCCGGCCAAGATCTTGGTGCCGCTGCGCCCGCTGCCACCATGCGCTACTGCTTGCACCTCGATCAATTGTCCAGTGTGCGGGCGCGTGCGCGCCCACATCCCGCGCGGCACGCGAGCGCCATTAAGCCTAACCACCACCGGGCGTGCAATGTCGATGCCAACACGGTCGAAGTACCCGGACAGCGTCTCACCTGGGGCAAGCAGCACGTAGCCGTACTCGCGCCCGATGCCCAGCGGGTCTGCACCGATGATCGCCTGCGGCTGCACTCGGCCGGCAGGCTGCGTCGTCACGATATCCACGTGTAGACCCCGTGCAGCGTCCACCCCGCAGCGCGCAGATCGCGCACGCGCGTAAGGATGCTCGACCCCCAGCAGTCGTCGTTGTGCAGCACCCACGGTTCGCCCGCCAGATACGCGACGATGCCGATATGCGTAGGACGCGCTAACCCGCGAGACAGCAGCACGCCGTCACCGTCCTGCGGCGGCTCACCAGCGGCGCGCGGCGCAGCGACTGACGCTTGCAGACGCCCGATGGTGCGCGCCATGCTCATGACGCGCGTCGGGCGCGGGCGGTCTTGCGGCAGCGTTACGCTGCGCCCGTAGACCTCGCGCGCGACCTGTATCACCAGGTCGGCGCAGTCGTAGCGGCCCGGCACGTAGGGCAGTCCCACGTAACGCTCGATTACGACCGCGTCCGCCATCAGAAAATCCCTGGCGCTACGGATGGGTCGTAGCGCAGGTGCATCACAGGTCGATCCAGCAACGCATCGTAGCCGAGTTCGGCGGTAATGCTCGACACCGTGGCGGTTATGGATTGCAGCGAAACCGTGATCTCGTACTCGATCACATCTGGCGCGCCAGCGCGTATCTGACGAACGGTAAGGGCTGCGCCTTCGCCGCCGCCGGCCTGCTCGATCCACTGCATCAGGTCGCGGCCCACGTTGCCAAAAGTCAGCGTAGCACGCGGGGGTTGGCCGTCTCTGTCGTCCGGTAGCGAAAACTGGAAGGCGGTGGCAACGTAGATCTGTCCGCCACTCACCACGTCCTCCGTGTTGTTGCATACGCGCACCGGGCCAGCAAGATCCGCATGCGTGATCTCCAGCAACAAGATCGATACGTCGTCTCCGTTGACCGACTGCACGTCGGCTCGATAGTTCGCGGAGTAGGTCATGCGCTCCAGTACTCCAGCGTCACTGGCTGTCTAATCAAGCTGCCACGGGAGCGCAGGTATTCGCCAGCGCCAAGCTCAGACCCGCCGACAAAGCGCGCCTGCACGATAGCGCCAGTGCGCGGGTGCACGAAATCAAACCAGTCTTGCCCGTGCTTGATCGTGGTGGCGAACCACGTAATGAAGGCGGCGTAGTCCGCCGCCGTGCGGAACAGCACTGTGCCAGCAAGCGTGACCATTACGCGCGACTTGGTGCGACGCTGTTTTGGCGGGCCGGACTCGACGGCCTCCCGCAGCAGAGCGGACTCGCGCGTCTCAGTGATGGCGGCCTCCAGCCGCGCGTAGGTGGGCCATGCTGCCATGCGTTACCTCGCGGCGGAACGCAAGCCAAATGCGCCCTGCATGCTGCTGTACAGAGAGCCGCGCCCGCGCGTGACGTTGCCAGCCAGGGCGGACTCCACGGAGTCAATGATGACGTCGATTGACGTGCCGCCGCCGTCCTGCCGGCTGGTAGCAGATACCTGCGCCCCCGCGTTGTTAATGACACTAATTGACACGTTTGCGCCGCCGATGGCGTGGTTGGGGATCACCCGTCCTGCGCTGCCAGAAACCAGCAGTTCCGGCCCGCGCTCACCCACCAGATAAGTACGCCCGGCTTGCACTGGGCCGCCAGAGGCTAGCCCGCCCCCAAAGAGAGAGCTAAACAAAGACAAAAATCCTGAACCGCCTCTGCCAGCGCCGCCGCCGCCAAAAATATCTTTGATTTGCGCAGCCAACGGCTCTAGTACCGTGAGCTTGACAACTAACTGAGTAATGTCTTGCAACAGCGCTTTGAAAACATCGCCGGCGCTGCCGCCGCCAGTAATTAGCTGGCTCACTGCGCTGGTCATGGTCAGGGCAAATTGATCTGCGGCGTCGCTGGCTTTTTCAATATCCTGCGCCGCCTGAACGATACCCTGATTCCGCGCGCTAGCAAGGTCGTACTCGGCCTGCGTGAGTTGCCGTAGCACCTGTGTGCCGTCTTCCAGCACCTGCACGTAGCCATCGAAAAAAGCCTTGTCGAGTTCGTTTTGCGCAGAGAGTTGCTCGCGCGCGCGAGTGATGCCGGCAAGATCTTCAATCTGCTTTTGTAGGCCGGCGGCGCGGGCGCGATCGGCGTCGATGCCGGCCTGGATGCCATTGGCCTCGCGCAGCGCAAGTTCGTAGCGCTCGCGCATGATGACGTTGATGTCCTTCTCGGCAGTGCGCCGCTCTTTAACGGCGGCGGCGTTGGAGCCGCCAGCGGATGCACGCTGCACAACAGGAGCTTCTCGCCCTGGCGTGAAGCCGCGGTCTTCGACTCTTCGCTGCGATTCGAGCGCCTGCGACGCCGACCGGATGGCAGCTACCTGACCTTCCAGGTTTTTGAAGATGCCGCTGATGCCGCCAGTGCCGAATCCGCGCAGGGCCTCGCCGAAGTCAATGCGCGGCACGATATCGATGAGCTTGTTCAAGGCTGGCACGACAACGCCCGCCAGTTCATACCCCCAGCGCTTGGTGGCCGCTGACAGCTTGTCGAACTCGGATTGCAGCGCCGCGGATTGCTTGACCGTTTCCTCGGTCAGCCCGGAGTAGACCCGCAGCCCGTCCGCGCCCTGATTGAGGTACGGGATTAGCCGCGCGCCGGCACGACCAAACAGATCGACCGCCAGCGCGCTTTTGTTTGCGCCGTCCGCGTAGCCGGCAAACTGCTCGGCCACGTCGGCCAGCACGGCGTCCGTGTCGCGCACTTTGCCGTTGGTGTCTGTGACCGCAACGCCCAACGCGCGGAACAGGGCAGCGGCCTGCTCGTTGCCTGCGGCGGCATCAGCCAGCTTGACGTTGAGTCTGGTGACGGCTGTGTCAAGCTCCGATGCGCCAACGCCTGCCTGCGCTGCGCCCTGCCGCAGTTCCGCCAGCGCTACCGCAGACACGCCCGCCGCCTGCGATGCCTCATCAAGGTCATCCAGCGCGCCCACCATCGTGCGAATGGCAGAGGCCGCACCTGCCAGCGACAGCGTGATGCCGCCGCCGGCCAACAGGCCGATGCTGGAGGCGACATCGCGAATCTGGCTGATAGCCGGCTGCAGTTTGCTGGCTTCCGCGCGCACTTGGCGCAGCGCGGCGCTGGCGCGGTCTTCTGCAGTCAGCGTGATCTTTGCTTCATTGCGCGGCATTCGGCGTCAGTCCAAAGGGGCGTTCAGTTCGTCGCGGATCGCCGCAAGGTACAGGGGCAGTCTATCCCAGTCGTCTACGTGGTGCAGCGTGGCGTACAGCGGCCAGCGCTCCGGAGCCCATCCGCCGCACCACTGCCAGCAGTGCAGCGCCTGCGCCGCCTCCAGGCTGTACGGGGGCGGATCGTCGTCCTCAAAGAGCAGCGCCTGCGCGGCTGGCTGTGGGCGGGCAGCCCGCCTGTCCCAGCGCAGGCGCTCGGTCAGTTTTTTTCTGCGGCCTCGGTAGCAGAGGTGCGCTCTGCCATGCGGGCCATGTAGACCTCGCCCAGCGCGTCTGCATAGTCGGGCCGGTTGTCGAGCAGCAGCGGCACGGCAGCCGCTGCCCAAGGCAAAGACTCGTCCCCGCCGCCAGGCACGATGTCGCCCACCACGATGCCGCCCCAACCCACGATGCCGGCAGCGAGCAAAGCGCGGCGAAACTCGACCATGGCCGCCGCGGCAAAGTCTCCGCCGCCGCTGGCGCGCAGCAGGGCCACCGTGGCCTCGTGCCGGGTGGGCAAGCGCAACGTGAACTGCGCCGCGTTGATTGTGTGTGTGAACTCACGCGCAGCCGCGGCACGTCGGGCAATGTCGGCAAAGTCCATGTCAACCCCTTACGTGGAGTAGGAGGTAGCCGGCGGATCGCCAACCAGCGCCATGTCCAGAGTGCGACGTAGCACGTTGTTAGCTTCCATCGTCGGGAAGCCAGCCAAGCTCAAGTAGGCATTGCCGAACCACTTCTTGCCGTCGCGCGCGGTGATCCGGAATGCGGTGAGCGATTGTGACTGCTGCGCGGCGGTAATCGTCGCGTAGAAAGCCTGTGTAATGTCGTCGTGCAACTCAAGCTGCAAGGCGGTTGGGTTGCGCGTAGTCGGAATTTGCGACTGGATGTCCTGATCCAGATACTGATAAGACAAGAACTGCTGCTCACCGCCAGACTGCGAGATATTGATGACCTGGCTAACGTTCTGCCAAGTGTTGATTTTGCGCATTGTGCCAGCGCCGGAGCCGGTCGGGAAAAGCGTGGCGCTCGTGGTATTAAAGCCTTCCAAGGTCAAGTTGTTGGTCGCTACCACAGAAACGCGGAAAATGCGTGCCTCAGCCCGCTGCCATCCGCTTGTGACGACCTCCACAATATCGCCGACGATGATGCCGTGGCCTACCGCAGCCGTGACCACGCACTCGGTGGCGTTGGTCGCTGCGGTGAAGTTAAATGCGGTGCCGTAGGCGCTGGCAATCGCCAGCACCGCACCGTTTACAGCAGTGCGTGCCATGATGATTTTCCTCTTTCGTGATGCCCGAGCGGAACGGGCAGGGGTTTCCGCTACTCTTCAAAATCCAGCGTGAACGTCCACGTCTGTGCGAACTCGCGCAGTGTTGGCTCGTACTCTTGCGGCCCTTCGTCCGCGTCGCGCACGACGATCACTTCCGTGCCGCCGAACGTGCCCGACTGGTGTAGCAGCGCTAAACGCACCTGCTCGGCAAGCTCAAGCAATTCCTGTCCTGTGGTGGCAATGCACAGCACTTCTATTTGCGCGCTCACTAACTGCGTACCCGCCGAAATCTGCGTTGAGCGTTGCGCGGATGTCTTGCGAAATACCAACAACGGGGCCGGCGTTTCTTCTGCAGCGGCAATCAGAAACACACGCTGACCGACGATGGCAGAAATCCCACTGGACAAGGACAGCAAAGCAAATACAGCTTTTTCCGCCTTCATTTTCCTGTCACCCAATACTGCTGCACGCGATTGTCAAAGTAGTTTCGGAATGCAAGAATTGCAGGCCCCTCTCCAGACGCCAGCGCAGACCTTGCAAAAAATCTACCAGCAAAGCCTGGGTGTCTTACTGGCCCGCTGACAAATTGTCTTGCGATAACGAGCACATTACGGCTTCTCCCGAGATTGCGGCGGCGACTGATTTTGTGAGGGCGCACGCCGACTTCAACCATTTGCGCGTAAAAAGCTTTATCGTTGCCGGCTTTGGTTGTAATAGACAGTCTGCCTCTGTCTATGTAAGGCTTGCCAACGCGGATCGACCTGCGCAAATCGCCAGGAATTTTTGGCGCAAGCCCTGTGTAGTCGAGCCGCCGCTCTCCGCTGATAGGAGCCTCCTGCACCATGTGCCGGCGGAATACTCTTGCGCCAGCGCGCAACGCTCCGCGCAAGATGCGCCGTTGTATGACTACAGGCATTGCCGACAAACGGCGTTCTATTTCCCCCAGTCCTTCTATTTTTGCGGACAGCGTTACAAATCCTCTAGCCACTGCGATACTCCGTGCACATCAGTATCAGCTCCTCGCCTGCGCTGCGCTCGTCGATGACGCTCTCGATCTCGTACACCTTGCCCGCGTGCTGCACACGCCACATGGATGTAACGTCGGCGCGGTAGCGGATGCGCACGCGCACTGATATTTGCGATTGTTGCTCGCGCTGCAAAAAGTACTCGCGACCGCTGATCGGAGAGACTTCAGCCCACACCGTAGCCACGTCCTCCCACACTATTTGCGGGTCGCCGAATTCCGCGCCGCGCGTTTCGGACGGCGCTCGCAGCGTCACCCTCTGATCCAGCATGCCGGCGTGCATTAAACGCCCCACACGCGGTGCGGATTCAGCAGCGATGAAACAAAACCGTGCGGCAAAGCAGGCCTTTCGGCACTGCGCTCGCGGTAGTGGTACAGGTCGCCGACCGCTAGCAGGATCCAGTCCTTGATTCCGGAGGGCACCGCAGCCGCGTTGGGCCAGCCGGCCACGTAGGTGACCGTCACTGCCTCTGGCTGCTGGCGGGTGGTCGGCCAGGTGTAGCCGTAGGCCGGCTCGATCCAGGCCTCGAACTCGCTGGCGGCGATGAGTTGGTAGCCCGCCGGGCTGATGATCTGCGCGACACCGTCGTCATCGAGATAGTCGATACGCGTGACATCGGTAACGCGCGGCATGGGCAGCAGGATGCTGGTCGGAAATCTATCGAGCGTGAGCACCCAGGTGGTGGCGATGATTGATCGGCCAAGCTCATGTTCGGCAGACTCGCGCGCAGAGGCGATGAGCGCGCCGATCAGGGCGTCTTCATCGTTGTGGTCGACGCGAAGACGCAGCTTGGCCTCAGCCAGCGTGACAGGCTCGCTGCTAGGGCCGGATGCTCGAATGAGTCCCATCAGTTCCTCACGGTGTTCTGTTGCGCCGGGCGCGCAGTGTTGATCTGGCTGAACCGCTGGGTACGCTCTTCCCGCGGCCTGCCGCCGCCGCCTGCCGGAGGCATCACAGTGCGCAGTATTGCTGCACCGCCAGCACCAGACATATCAGCGATCCCCCCAGGCTGCAGCGAGTTGACGGACACCAAGGCGACCGCCGCGCCGCCTGCACGCTCGATCTCGCGCGCGCCGCCGATGGCGATGGCCGCCAAGCCAGCGGCGATAGCGATTCCGCCAATACCCTCGCGTTCAGCGTAGCCGCCCAAATTCAGCGGTGCCCCTCCAAACGCGGCAACCAGCCCACCAACGCCCGATACCTCAGCCGATCCACCAACCTGCATGGTGGCAACGCCAGCCGCAGCGACAAGGCCGCCCGTACGCTCAACTTCGCGCGCACCGCCGACTTCCAGCGACACCCCGCCGAGTGCGGCGACTAATCCGCCAGCGCGGTCAGCATCAGCAGCGCCGCCCACTTGCAGGATGACTGCACCAGCCGCCGCAGCAAGGCCGCCAGCGGCTTCAGGCTGCGCTGTGCCGCCCGCAGCGATAAACGCCCCGCCGAGCACGGCCACCAAGCCGCCAGCGCGGTCAGCTTCGGCAACACCGCCGATTTGCATGGTGGCAACGCTGCCGACAACCTGCGCTCCGCCGGCACGCTCGGGAGTTGCAAAGCCGCCTGGCGTGACCGTTTGACCGGAACTTGCGACGCTGACATTTGCGCCGCCGGCCGCCTCACGTTCGATTCTGCCGCCAGGCTGGACGGTAACTGTGCCAGAGAGCGCCTGTGCGCCTCCCGCCCGCTCACGCTCGGTCGTGCCGCCAAGCGCAGCGGTTTGCGCGGCGGCCCCACCCACCGCGCCTATCTGTGGGACGCGGACGCGCAGCATGTCAGTCTCCGATCAGCGGCGGGCGGTTCTTGAACGGGTGCGCGGCGGGCAGGTTGGCGACAAGACCCCACTTCCACGCCAGATAGCCCTCAACGGCCTGGACTTGCGGGAATGAAAGGGCGAGCGTCATGATGAGTTCCGCAATCCAGCCGTTCCAGGCAGACCCGCCAGCCGTACCGTTGTCTGACCCCACGCGGATGCCTGTGGTGCTGAGTGCGCCGGTCTGACCTGTCAGCACCGACCGCGCGCCGCCATTGGCCGAGATCGAGTTCCCGTTTGCCGCAAGGCCCGCCGTGCCGAAAGCGCCTGTCAGCAATTGCGGGCCGGTGTCAAGGCCCGTGACGATAGGCGTTGCTATACCATTTCCGCCTGCAATCTGCATTGCGGTCCCGGCATTCGCGCCTGAACCAAGATAGCCCTGCGGATACGTCGATCCAGCCGCAAGTGTGTCTGGATTGACCCCTTTGGCGGTAAAAATCCGCCGATAAGTGGACCCGCCGAGAAGCCCCCCCCCGGACACAACCGCGAAAGTGCAAAACTGGCGGTTGGGCGCGATGTTGAAATCGGGCGTGTCCAGCCTCGTTGCCCCGGACGCCGTGAAATTGATGACGTTCAGGTTATTGACCCTCGTGATGCCCGGATTGCGTACCGTCGTCGTGGCATGACGGGCGTTGCCGCTTTTGTCCCGCCACTGTGTGACGCTGCTCCCGCTCATGGATAGCGTCGACAGGTCTGCCCCGTCCAGCCACAACGATGGCAGCACCTGCGCAGGCGTCCAGAGCCGCCCCTGCAACCGCGCCTCATCAACGAGCGAGACACCCCGAGGCATTTAAGTGACATCCTCGTTGAAATTGGTGACGTGAATCTCGTTGCCACTTGACGCAAGCGCGACGCCAGCATTGTTGATGACCGAAAACAGCAGCGAGAACGGGTACAGGCGCACCATCGGGATATTGACGATCTTCGCCGACGCGCCCGAGGTCAGTGCCATCGTGTAAAGGTCGCCACCGACCGCCGCGTCCCCGATGTCGGTGCCATCGCTCGCAGTAACTCGAAGCGTGATGCTGCCCCCCGTCGATGGCGTTATGCTGCCGAGCTTGATCGTGACGAAGCCGTACAGGTTGCGGTTTGTGCTGTTGTCGTAGGTGACGCGGCTTGACTCGGAACCATTAGCGAGCGAATTGAGCGAAGTGCCGGCAAGGTTGCTGGAGCGCGAAGAAACGCTAGACCACTTTGCGACCGCCATAGATCAGATCCTAAGAATGCGGTTTGCGCCGTTGCTCCACGCCGCAGTAATGTCGCCACCGTTCGGCGTGATCGGCAGGTTGCTGTTGCTGTACCCGACTTCGTACACGGCCTCCGCGCTCGCCGCACTGCCGAGCGCGGAAACGGTAATCGACCGCGCGCCAACATTCGCGGCGGACGACAGCGTGATGGTGGCGGGGCCGGTGCCGCTGATAAGCGAGGCTACTGCGCCGTTTGCGATCCCGAGCTGTAGCGCGTCGACCGTGACAGCCACTGCGCCGCTGGAGGCGGTGGCGGCCACAGTGAACCTGAACCGACCGTCGAGAATGGCGATTACCCGCTGGGCAGTGGCAGCAACGTCTGCACCGCCAGTCACTGCGCTGGACTGGAACAGCAGGATGGCAGGGATTGCAGCGCCGGCGGCAACCGCAGTCCAGGTGACATCGTTGGCGTCGAGCACGCCGTCTGCAAAGGAAACACCGCCAAGCGCGCTGCTGGTAGATACGAGGGTGCCGCCTGCGCCGGTGATGTCGCTGACAAACGTGTGCGCAGCGTTGTAGGTGTAGCCGCGCAGCAGCGCAGCCTTGAGGACGGCGGTGTCGAGATCGATCAAGCCAGTGCCGAGGCCCTGCCTGCCGTTAGCGGTAAATTGATCCATATGGCCTCGCGAAAGTAAATGGTGCTTGCAAAAGATTAGTGCCGTTGATGCGCTCGCGACTGGCAAGGCTACTTGGCGGAACCGCCGCGCTTGCGAGCCTTTGTCGACTCTGCCGACGTGTCCTGTTCCTCTCCGACCGCAGGCGCAACAGCAGCGGCCGGCAGCACGCGCTCGGCGACTTTCAACTCATCGACAAAATGCTCCGCATGCGCAGCGGAGCACGTGAGCAGATCACCATCAGCCAGCGTGCCGAAAGTGGTGCTGAACACGGTGGTTTTGAACTTGATTCGCTGCATACGTTGCTCCATCTGCGCTGATGCGGATGGCCGATTAGGCCGGGGTCAGGTCGCCGCCACGAATAGCCGCCGGGCGCTCGATGGCAAGCGCCAGGCGGCGCTCGGCGCGAATGGTGACGAGGTTGGTGGTGAAGTTGCTCGCGTCTTCTTCGCTTAGCGCAACCGCAACGCCTTCACGGTTGTAAACCGTGGCAGCCATGTCGAGCGCGGCGACCAGGAACGTGTCGGCGGTGACAGCGTTGGTCGGGATGACCGGGATACCCCAGATGGCCGCCGGCGCGGAGCCGCCAGGGTTGCCGAGCAGGTACCGGGCCTGCGAGTCCTTGAGCGCCTCGATCACCGCCCAGTCGACGGGGTTGAGAAGGATGGCGTTAGGCGGGTAATCGGCAGCCTGCAGGTCACCAATCACGCGGCGGATCAAATCGAACCGCTGCGCGTTGGAGACCCACGAGGTCATGTTGGAGGCGGTGTAGCCGTGCGGCGTGAAGTTGCCAGTGTTGAAAATGCCGGACAGGTTGGCACCGCTGCCGTTGCCGGTGATTAGCTGGTTCTCGACTCGCAGATCGACGCCGTAGCGCATGCGCGTGTTAATGTACGCGGCCACAGCAGGCGCGTCAGCCGCAAGTTGACGGCTGATGCGAGTCCAGTGCGCGATGGTGCGCACGGGCGCGGTCTGCAGGTTGAACGTGATATCGGTCTCAGGCTTGGCGCTGTTTTCCGCCGTCTCCGCCGCGTTGTTGACGAACGTGGCCTCGCGAGTGAACTCGACAGCGTTGCTGGTTGTCGGCAGCGCGTTCATGGCGGACTCGACCAGGAACCGGCGAAACGCGCCGCTGGTGACGCCAGGACGGCGGTCGGGTGCGACCGTAGCGTCGCTGCCGACGGTGGTGTTCTTCAGTTCAATGCGCACGGTGCGCACCTGGCCGCCGACAAACGCTTTGTATTGCTCTGTCGAGGTGAACTCGAACCCCATGCTCTGTACGACTTTCTCCTCTCCGCGCGGCGCGCCTTGCTTTTGCTCGAGCATCAGCAATCGGTCAGCGATCTCGCGCTGCTGAATGCCGAGCGAGTGAATGGCGTTCTTGGTCTCCACCGACGCGGAGCCGGCGGCCTTGATCTCTTGCTGGGCTTTCTCTGCGTAGCTGTTGAGCTTTGCTTCGAGAGCACCGATTTCCTTGATGATGTTTGACATATCCATTGCTGTATTTCCTTTGGGTTTAAGACGTGGTTATGGATCAGGGATTAAGGCGCTGCTGCATCCGTTGAAACATGGCCTGCACTTCTTGCGCGGATTTCGCTTGCGTGTCGTCCGGGGCCGGCTCCTCCGTCCCGAACAGCACTCGAGCGCGGCTGACAAGCGCTTTCGCCAGCCCTTTGCTGAGATGACCTACGTCCCGCAGGAACCACTCAAAATCTCTAACGGTCTCGATAGCCTCGACCTCATCATTCTTTACGCTGGCAAGGTCAACGCGCGCGGCTTGATCTGCCGGGAACGTGACCACGGAGACCTCAAACAAACGGCTCACGCGGCGAATCACGCGCTTGCCGTCTTCCATTTCGTCGTAGTCGCCCTTCTTTAGCAGGTAGCCGATCGACAGGCCATCGACGGTTCCGTGCTTGAGCGAGGCGCGCGTTTCTTCTGCACGCGCCATGTTGGGGGTGAACTCGCCCTCGACATACAGGCCGTGGTCGTCTTCCTTGGCGACGATCCACTTTCCGACAGGCAGGCCCAAGCTGTCGTGATTGACGAACATCTTGGGCTTGCCGTGCGTGCGCAGCGAATAATCGTAGGCTCCGCGCAAGATGGTGTCGCCATACGAGTCTACGCCGCCGAAAACGGAGGCGTAGCCAGCAAATTTGCCGCCGCCATCGTCAGCAAACTTGACCTGCGCGTCACTGAGAGACAGGGTCTTGCAAAGCATCAGTGGCTCCTTTGGATACAACTTGCCCAAGCATGTGCAGGGGGGCAAGATTGGTTTGAGCGGTGGCGACGTTGCCGCCGTCCACTAGCGGCAAATTCTCTAACTGGCGCGCTTCGTTGCGGGTCATGATGCCGTTTTGCACCGCTTGGGCGTATACCTCCATGCGGTCTCTGATATTGGCGCGCAGCAGGGCGTCAAAGCTGAACTCGACGGTGTATCTACTGCGCATCGCTGGTGTGAGCACGCGGCGCGCGATGGCTTGCTCGATAAGGGTGAGCATAGGCCGAACGGTCAACTTGTAGAAGCCGTCGAGAATCTGCTCGATGCCACTGCCCCAAGTCGTGACATTGCTGTGGCCGACCAGTACAGGCGGAACGCCAAACCAACGGCAGATTTCCTCGACACTGAAACGGCGCGTTTCCAGCAGTTGCACATCATTGGGCGAGAGGCTGATCGGCTGGTACTTCATATCAGCTTCGAGAATAAAAAGCCGAGACTCAAGTCCCGAGGCGATCTCACCAAAGTTTTGCCGCAGGCGCGCGCGCTGATCGTCACTCAGCTTGGCGGGCACCATCAGCAAACCGGTAGGCTTGTTGCCGTTCGCAAACAGGCGCGTTGCTTGAGCCTGGCCGCGAGCGGATTCGTTTATGCTGGCGCGCATGAAGTCAATCCGCGATAGGCCAACGATGCCGTTGCCGGTGTCGCGAACATGCAAAACTTCTTCAGCGGGCAGCAGCCAGCGCTCGGTATTGCGCTGGTATTCGTAAAACAGAACTCCAGTTTCCGGGTCGATGTAAGGCACTACCTGTTCCGAAGACATGGGCCACAGCGCCACAGGGTCGCCGCGGTCGTTGCGCCGCACCCGCGCGTAGGCATTGCCGCGCAGGAGAAAATTGAGCACCATCGCGCCCCAGAACTCGGATGCGGTTGAGCGGTCGTTGGGCGCATCGTGCATCAGCGACCACAGCACCGTTGAGCGCGCGAGGCGGCGCTGGCCGTCAGCATCCCGCTCGTACACGAACAGCGGGAGCGTGCTTATGGTCTTGCTGAGCAGATCGACGCAGCGGTACAGCGTCGCTAACTGCAGTGCCGAGTCAGGCCCGAGCGGCTGGGTGTTCTCGACCAGCGGCGACGCGGGCAGCACGAGTTGATCGCCAGTGCGATCCGCAAGTACGGCACTACGCCCGAACCAGCGCGAAAAAGTTGTCAAAAAGCTCATGCGCTGATCGGAGAATTGATGATGCTGTCAAGCGACGCACCGCCTGCCGGATTCAGCCCCATCAAAGATACCGCATTGAAAGTCGCCATGAGCGGGTCGATCTTCGCTGTTCCTGCCGCTTGCTTTGTGATCGTCACTGCGTTACCTCTCGGCTCGACTTTGGCGTTGCCTACGCACCATTGCATCAGCCGCTGGCCGCCGTGCCACAGCGCGCGCTCGGCGAGCTTGCGCTCCGTGGTCTTGATGGCTCCAGTCATTTTCCAGCCTTGCGATATCCCTACGATCCGATCCTGCTCGACGCCTTCCGCAACGATTGCATCGACGATTGCTCCGATTCCGGCGGGGTCTGCTCCGATCCGATCCAGTTTCCCGCTCTCGTGTACTTGCGCGACGGTCGCAGCGACCTCTGCCACGTCGTCGCCGATGCGATCCACAACGCGCAAATCTCCGTCTTGCTCAAAGTCACGCATCCGCGACGACTCGCTTTTGCGGCGCTCAAGCGCCACGTGATGCGCCCACGCGCGCGTCCACAGCAACCACTCGCGGGTTTGCGCGTCGCGCCCTACAACGGCTAGCCCGAGCAGGTCGTCCAGGCCGCCGCCGTCGATCCCAACGGTCAGCACTTCGCTGCGCTGGATCACCTGCTCCAGCGTCAGCCCTCCGTCTACTCGCTGCTGCTCCCAGTAGTCGGCTCCGGCCCAACGGTTGTGCGCCAGCGCGAGGCCAATCTCGACGTTCAAATGCTTGGCTAGCACGTCTTGCAGCGTCGCGCCAGATCCTTCTTCCGCTTCGCGCAGCTTTCTCCGGATGTAACTGGCGTCGACGCTGGCACCCAGATTCGGATTCGTGATGCGCCAGTTGGCCTCGTCCATGTACGATTTGTCCGCCAGCATCGAAGGCGGAAATTCGTACAGCACGGGCAAAAACTCTGGGTCAACGATGCGTCCGTCGCGCACGCCGCGCGCATACAGCAGTTTTTCGCGGAACACGCCGCTTGGCGCTTCGTCCGACTGCGTTGACAAATAAAGGACAAAACCCTCGGGCCGGCTCGCCATGCCGCCGGTCGCCTCAAGCAGCATCCTGTGCGCGTTCGGACGTTTGCCGAACAGCCAGAGTTCGTCGACCAGCGTGATCGACCACTTCTTGCCAGCAACCGTCTCGCTGTCGGCGGCCACTACTTGCAGCTTGGCACCCGTCGTCCGGTGCGTGATCGTGCGGATGTGATCCTGCACGGCAAGCAGCGCGGACAGTTCAGGATCGACGCGTATCATGTCACGCGCGGGTGCCCAGGCATTATTGGCGACCTCGAGTGTCGGTGCCAGGATGCCCATCTCGGCGGATTTCCGCCAATTCAGCAGCAGCGCCGTAATCATGATCGCTGCGGCGATCGTGCTCTTTCCGTTCTTTTTCG